TTGTACCTTTTATAGATATGTAACGGTTATTTATTTTACCTGCTTTAATAACAATATTACCATCTTTATCTTCCATCTTATAAAGAAGAAAATCTCTAATAGTAAAAATATTTTTAACAACTACTTCAAATTTAGATACATTACCAACTTCACCAATGAATTTTTTAGGATTAGTTTTTACAATTTCTTCTGCTTGTTTAGTTCTATATTTAGTCCATACTTCCCAAATATATTCATGGTTTTGAAGTAGATATTGTCCAATTTTAGATAATTTATCTCTTTTAGTTGCTCTTTTCTGATTTTCTTTCAAAAGCCAAGTAACATATTCTGGATCTTCAATAATTAATTCATCAATATGTCTATCTCTGTATTTACCAAAAGTTAAGAATTTCCAAGAATCTTCTTCATCTCTACGAAATACTGTATCTTGGTCAAGGAAAATTTGCATAGTAGGATACCTTTCAATTGCTTTTTCGACAGCAGTTATTAAATTATTTGAAAGTGTTTTAATATACATATCCGGTTTAAACCTTCTTAATGAGAAGAAAGTCCACAGTGTAAACATCTTGTGGTGAGCACCAACAGATATAAATGCATAATGAACATCACCTTCTTTTGTGTTAGAAGATAAGTGTTCATTATGATTATCAAGTAATTGCGAAGCTAATTCTTGTTCAGAATCAGTAGTAATTTTTTCTATTTTCCTTGGTATCTTCATAAATTATTTATTTATGTAAAGATACAATATTTTATTTAAATAAAAAAATATTTTTTAATGATATTATATATTTGACCAAACATAATAGGTTTTACTATGTAATCATTAAATTTAAATGATTCATCAATTTCAAATAAATTATATGCAGAATTTCCAATTATAATTACTTTATTATTAAATTTTCTAATTTCATTAGTGGCAGAATAACCATTCATTATTGGCATATTTATATTCATAAAAATTATATCAATATCTGAATTATCTTGACATATTTTTATTGCACTTTTACCATTATCTGCTTCTAATATATTTTCAATACCCATATTTCTAAGATATGTCAAAATTAATAATCTTTCACTAAAATTATCTTCAACAATTAATACTTTTATATTATTTATCATTTGTAAAATATTTTTTTATTAATAATTCTAATTCATTTTTCTTTATAGGTTTTGAAATATAATCAGTACAACCTATATTAATAAATTTTTCTCTATCACCATATAATGCAAATGCAGATTGTGCAATTATAATTAATTCTTTATTAAATTTTCTAATTTCTTGTGTTGCTTCAATTCCTGATAGTACTGGTATATGTATGTCCATTAATACTAAATCAATATCATCATTTCTTTGACACAATTCTACTGCACTATGACCATCAACAGCTTCTAATATTTCTTTGCTATAATCTTTCATATATTCTTTAAGTAAAAATCTTGATGCATAATCATCATCTACAATCAGAACTTTTAATTTCTTAAAATGTATACTTCCATTAGATTTTTTCATAATTAATGTTTCTTTTTTATTTTTATTGTTAATGGGTATAGTGAAATAAAAATTTGTTCCTTTATCTTCTTCACTGTCTAACCAAATTTTTCCACCTAATAATTCTACATATGCTTTAGTTATAGTTAGACCAAGACCTGATCCTTCATAATTTCTAGTCTTAGATTCACTTACTTGTCTAAATCTTTCAAATATTAAGTTTGTATATTCTCTTTTAATACCTATTCCAGTATCTTTAACAAAAAATTCAATATATTTTTCATTAAATTCATCATTTTTAAAATTATATCCAATTTCAATTATGCCATTATTTGTAAACTTTATAGCATTTTTTGTAAGATTAGTAAGAATTGCATACAATTTTTCTCTGTCAGTATCTATTAAATCTCTATTAATATGTTCATTAATAATTAATTTAATATTTTTTTCTTCTGCTTCTAATTTAAATAAATTAAAAATATATTTTAATTGTTCATTTAAATCAGTAGGTGATAAATTAATTTCAGTATGACCAGCTTCTATTTTAGATATATTAATAATATCATCAATGATATTTAATAATCTATCACCACTTTTTTCGATAATAGATATATAGTTATCTCTATCATCACTATTTAAATTGTGATTTTTTAGGAGATTAGTAAAACCTATTATACCATTCATTGGTGTTCTAATTTCATGACTCATATTAGCTAAGAATAAAGACTTTAATCTTTCACTTTCTTCTGCCTTAGACTTTGCTTTTAGTAATTCAATGTTCTGTTCTTTTAATTCTGTATTTTTCTCTCTTATTTGTTCACTAATATGTTCTATTAATAATTCTCTTTCTTTACGTTCTGTGATGTTTCTACATATAACATAACAACCAAGATAATTACTATTTTCATCATAATTAAATTTAGCACTATCTTCCCTCCAAATATAATAACCCAACTTGTGTTTTACTCTATATGTATATGTCAAATCTGATTTTTTTTCTTTTATTGCATTCATTACTTCTGATAAAACATAGACATCATCATAATGAATACGGTTATATACATCTTCTTCTCCTTTATCAAGTTCTTCTTCTTCTGTATAACCTAATTGTTTAATATATGATGGTGAAACAAATGTTATTTTATGTTCATTATTAAAAGTTAAAATACCATCTAGTGTATTTTCGGCTATTAATTTATATTTTTCTTCACTCTGTTTTAATTTTATTTCATTATATTTTCTTTCTGTAATATTTCTAATAATAAAAACCATTTTTGATGGCAAATCTTCATTATTATTTATGAATCCTGAATTTATTTCAATATTTAAAAAATTACCGTTTTTATTTAAACCAACATATTCACCATTTTCAGTAATAATACCAGTTTTCATTTTCTGTATATTATTATAAAAACGTTCTTGGTCTTCTTTAATTATAAATTCTGATATATTTTTACCAATTACATCATCATCCCAATTATAACCAAACATAGATAAACCCATAGGTGATATCATAATTATATCACCATTTATATCTGTTAATACTATATCATCAGATGATGAACTAATAATAGAACGATATAATTCGTCTTTTTCTTTTAATTCTTTATTTGTTACTTCTAATTTATTCCTACTTATTAAAGTATTTAAAAACATACCAATTTGATGTGAATATAATTTAATGAAATCATAATTTTCTAATACCTGATTATTTTTAAAAATTAAAGTAAAATCACCTATTGTTTTATTATTTCTTGTTATTCTTATGACAAGAACCTCCCCTAAATTAAACATCTTATTTATCAAATAAATATTACGATCAGATATTATATTAATAGTTAATTCAGATATATTATTAAATTTTGTAATGATATTATCTCTTGTTAAAATATCTCTATTTTTATCATAATTCCAATGTTTATTTATAATTTCAAAACCAATGAATTCAGATATTTTATTATCACCTAAAAATGCGACTGTTGTAAATCCACCACAAGTTTCATCAAATATATTTAATGCACCATATTTAGCACCAGATATATCAAGTGCAATTTGTAAAATATCATTATAATTTGGATTTTTATATGAAAATTTAGTAAATTGTTCAGAAATATCAATTAATTTAGATAAATTATCTACAACTTTGTTTTTATCTTGTTTAACAGAATCGTATAACTTTTCTAACTCTTTATATTTTTCTTCCAATTTCCTATATTTCTCCATTAGTTGATATATTTATATTGTTACACCTTATTTTTATTATAAAAATCAATAAATTTTATTACACAAATAAGTGTATTATCAATATCATTCCATAATAATTCTTTTTGAACTGTCTTGAAAAAATTAGTTTGTGCATTTCTTAATACTGATGTGTTGGTTTCTAATTTTGTTATTTTTTTAATAACAGGCATCAACCAATTCCAATCATAATCAAATCTAAAATTTTTAGCATTTAATCTTTGAATTGAACCATCACCATTCTTAATCCAATAATGTTCAACTAATCCAAAAATATTATACCAAGCATCACCTGGTTCATATTTATATCCCCAAAATTCTGCTATTAGGATATTATTTTCTATTTTTTTGTTTTCCATAATTTTTAATTTTATTTTACAA